TTGTCCGTTCTACGGTCCTGTTCTACGGTCCGTCTCGTGAAAAACAGTAAGACGGCGCAAAGGTGGGAAAAGACGCGGTTGCAAAACTTGGTCAGGCATCAAAGAACTGGCGGGTACTATGCGCGTTTCTTCTCGGGCGGCAAAGAAATTTGGAAGGCTCTCAAAACGACGCACTTTTCGGTCGCTGAAGCGCGGCTGAATGAGCTGCACAAAGACCACAAGAAGGCAGCGCGCAATGCGGTGGACGCGGGGAGTGCCAAGATGACGTTCGGCGGGGCTCTTGCGCTGTATGCGGAGAGGCGGGCGGCAGACACTGAGGTGAAGGAATCGACCCGGAAACATGACGCAGAGGTTGCCAAGGCGGTCCTGAAGAGTTGGCCGGAGCTGGCCGAGCGCGAGGTGAGGCGGTTGCTGCCGGCGGATTGCATGGAGTGGGCCATGCGTTATGCGGGTTCGCCTGGGCGTGGCGGAAAGAGCATCAGTGCCACGCGATACAATGCGGCCATTGGGCTGGTGCGCAACACTCTGCAGCTCGCCGTGGAAGCCGGTGTGATGTACCACAACCCGGCGGTGGGCCTGAAGCGGCGATCGGTGAAGGGGAAGGCGCTGAAGCTGCCGACCCGGAAGCAGTTCGCGGCGTTCGTGGCGGAGATCCGAAACGGGGGCGGGCGCGACTCAAGGAATTGCGCTGATCTGGTCGAGGGACTGGCCTATACCGGCTGCCGGATCGGCGAGGCGCGCGAAATCTGCTGGGGCCACATCAATATTCCCCGCCAGCAACTCATTGTCCACGGCCATCCGGATCCGGAAATTGCCACGAAAAATGGACTGATTCGCCCAGTGCCGCTGATTCCAGCCGCCGAAGCGCTTTTTAAGACGATGCGCAAAACGCGAAAGTCAGAGCCGGAGACGGCAAAAGTGTTCCTGGTTCGCGAGTGCCAGAAGAGCATGGACCGTGCGGCCGGAATCGTGGGCATGAATCGGATTACCCACCACGATCTGCGCCACCTCTTTGCCACGGTCTGTATCGAAGCTGGAACGGACATTCCCACCGTGTCGCGATGGCTCGGGCATCAGGATGGTGGAGCGCTTGCCATGAAAACGTACGGCCATTTGCGGGACGAACATTCGAAAAGCCAAGCGGCGAAGGTGCAGTTTTAATTGCGAGAACGCGTAACTTTCAGCTTGCTAAGTTCTCGATGACTGTTCCCGTGAACATCATGTGAATAACTCGGCCCGAATTTCAGCTTGTTCACAATATATTGTTGACTCTTGGGTCCATTCTCGGCATTTGTCACAACAGATGGGGTAGCTAGGGGCGTTAAAATTGTCTTGCTTTTCTTCGGAGATTTTGACAGGCTTAAAGTATCAATCGGCATCAGGCCGACCGTGGTGAGAAGACGCTTCTTCAACCCGGCCGGCTTTTTTGTCGAAGCTCTTTCAAAAAACTTATATCCAAAAAAATCGCCGCCAACGCGTTAACGTTGACGGCGACCTAAAACTTTTCACGCCGGGCGCCCCGGACGTGGAGCGCTAGCCGGAGCAAAGAAGCTTGAGTGGCATCAGCAGCTTTGCAGTTGTACCGGTAGGTGTCAAGCTTTGAGCTTGGAGGGCGCGCCTCAACGGAGGATCAGCTCATGAAATACGAGCCTCTTCCGTTATTTCAACACTCGAAACCGGACCCGCGTCCGATCATCGGCTGGACGAAACGCTTTTGGCACAAAAAAGCCAAAAAGATGATTGTCGCCCCACCAGGTCACGTATTTCCGATTCGAGCGAAGAAGTAGCGGCCACTTGGTACCCCTGCCGGTCTTGCGCCGGCGGGGACCAACCAAAGAAGAGGTCGGCGTCTTGTGACTGGTTCCCCTATGTGTGTAGCAGACCGTTTATGAGCACCTCAAAAAAAGATGCCAAAATTGCCTCGCGCCTACTCCGCAGCCCTAAGACGCCCACTCCAGTGAAGAGCGTTGCAGGATCTGACCTTTCGCAGGCCAAGCGGAAAAAGCGTTAGCAGCTACTCTGTAGAATTGACGGCGGCGGGAGCATGATAAGCTCCCGCCGCTCGTTTTTTTGATCGGCTAAAAAGTAGCGCTATTTTCCTAAGCCGTTCCGAACCTACAATTTGGTAACGTTCTCGTTAACAAGACATTCCGGAGTATGTGTTCAATCCGACGACGGCGGCGCAGGCGATTCAATCGGCTCTGAAACAGACGGAGATGCTGGCTCGGATTCTTCGACAGGCTCTACTTGGGCTGGCTTTCGCTCGACGACAAATGAAGCCGTCGGTAGGATCATTGGCGAATACGGTCCGCGGCCCGTTAGATCGCGAACGATCCCTCGCGCAATGCCGAAGAGAATCGTGGGACCGTTTGTTCTTACCAAGCGTTCCCGTCGCTCAGGGTCGCTCAGCATATAGTTTGGGTCCATTCGAAAGAAGGCGACCAACTCGACGCTGAATGAATAGGGCGTATTTGTGCCCGGCCCTGGATTGTATTGCACACGAAGCACTACCTCCCATTGCCCTTGGTCATTTTGCGCTTTGATATCAGGTTCGGCGATTATATCTTCAGCGCTAACTCCCAACGGCTCTTCTTGAGAGAATGCCTTGTTCGCCGTGACGTGGCTATCTGCCACAAAATAGTACTCAAGCTGCAATGGAGACAGCTTCATCGGTGCATTCGGCAGGATCGGGCGGTTGGCTATTGGTCGAAGAAGCGGTAAACATTACAACCTTCGTTTGTTCGCGGTAGTGTATAAAATGCGCACTCCGCACCCGACTCCAAGTAAACTCAGGTAAATTCTGCGACTTTAGCCACTGAACAGGTATCTTTCCGTCAGCAATCGCTCGTAGCAAAAGGTTTATCACCCGAGATGGGCGGGCTTGTCCGGATTCCCACCGGGTATAGCTCTTTTCTCCAGCTTGAATAAGCTCAGACATCTGGCGTTGGGTCAGATTAAGCCGAAGGCGGAGATCCTTAATTTCATTGGGCGACAGCAAGCCAAGGTGGCGAGCTTTCGTAGCCTCAATCAGTTCATGGGCTTCCGGCGTGAGCAGGAACTCTTCCAAGTCTTCATCCCACACTACCGGGATCTCAATAGTGATTCTTTCGGCGATTCCATCGCCTTCAGCATTCGGAATAAGAACCTCAAATGGCCTGTGGGTGAGTTTTGCGGGTGTGCTCATAACGTTTATTCGCAAGAAAGGGTGGGACCGAGGGGTTTGTGGGCACTAAAGAGAACAATTGACCGCCTGTCGGGACGGAGAAGGATTTTGCCGTAAGCGAGCGTCGACTTAAAAGTGAAGTAGAATTCCCAAGTCGTGCCGGCCGGTTTCGCCATGTTTTTTGGACATCCGGTCGCATTTGGCTGAGAGAGAGCCTTGATTAATGGAGCGTAAACATCTGACGGCCAAGCCTCTAGATATGAAAAGTCCGCTTCATATCGCTGGCGACAACCCAGTGTCCATTCGATTTTTCTCGTGTCCTCCGTTCTCAAAACCGCGCACACAGCTTGAATCCAATCGGGGGGGATCGTTTGGAGTGGCATCAGAGCAGCGAGCTGAAAGGAGCGTATTCACGGTTGGAAATTGGTATCAATTGATACCATGAGTCAAGAGCTAATTTCATGCTCGATTCCCAAATTTCCGGGAAAACAGATGCGTTTTTGGCCCAAGCTCTCACGCATCTCTTTGTTCTCATGCAAGTACGATCTAAACCGTTCTGCTGGAACTAGTCGAGCGGACATTTCATTTTCTCAATTCCGCGGAACGAGGCACGGCTGTGCGCGATGCTCCGACGCGAGCCCAAGGTGACGAGGTGCGAATGAGTAACGCAGTTGCGTAATTAGGGCAAATGCGACTGATGCTCGGAGACGGACTTCTCGCATTCCTCGAGCTCCCTTTTCTCTGACGGGCTTAACGGCAGGCCGAACGGCTTGCGCTTTAATACCAATATCAACCGTTCGTTCGCGTAGTTCATGCTGTCCGTGGCCTGGTTGATGGTACGGAGATCGGCGAAAGGATCTCCGGTTTTCTGCATCCCAAAGGCGTACGCTCGGTGATACATCGCGTGGGCTTCGGACTTCGCTTCGCTGTAAAGATAGAATGGTCGGCCGACAAACCACACGACGGCGCATGCGGCAAGGATGGCGAAAAACACAGATGCAAAGATCTTCATTATATAGGTTGCTCCGTTACGGCCCCAGGGAGCTAATTGTTATTTTGAAGTGAGCATCGTGTTCACAACTTTCCCATCTCGAATGAAAAATTCTCGTATCTCCCATGCGTTTCCTCGGTACTGAAACTCAACGTTAAACCCGACCATGCCTTCTATATGTCTGTCGGGATCGAATATTTTCACGACTTCGAAGTTGTCTGAATCGAGATAGACCTTGATCCATTGCTTGATCGCGGGGAGGGCGTCCTGTTTTGCCTTTTCATTCGCGTCAGCAGCTTCTTTTTCCTGCTGATCCTTTTGCTTATGGGCGTCGTCGAGCGCCTTTTTGTCTGCCAAATATCTTTGTTTTGCAGCTTCTTCCATCCGCCTTCGGATTATCTCTTTCTTTTGCTCAAGCGTCGCTCCGGGAGGGAAAACTGGGGGTGTCGGAGCCGTTTGGGCGATGGCGTTGGCGGAAACCAAGAGTGCCAAAATGAACTTTCTCATTGGGTCATCTTCTATTCGGCGCTCTCCTCGCGCCTTTGTTCGCGAAATTGAAGCTCAAGCCAGGTGGCAGCGTTGAAGCCGCTGTCGCTGCTCTCGATTTCACGGATAGCGGCATCGAGCATATCGCGACGGCTGACGATACCAGGGGTGCGGTAGTGGCGGTGCGGCTGGCCTTTCATTTTTTTCGCGTTTGTCACGCCGCGGTCGTAGAGGATCAGTCCGGCAATTGCCGCCGAAACGTTGCCGCCGTAGTCCAGATTTGCGCGCTCCACGAGCCACTTCCAGAGCGTCGGATGGGAAGAAAATGAATGTTTTTCGTTCGCTCCGGATTCGATCGCTTTCGCCTTCACTAATGCTTCGGCGCGAGGAGTTTGCCGCATGCGCTTCTTGCGTGGTTTAGGGGCGGATTCTGAGTTATTCACAGCCTCGGGAAAAAGTGGGAAGGCCAAATTCCGAGTTTCAGTGTTCAATGGAACACATGAACGCGAATTGCATCGAAGTGGACGATTGGATGAGTCCGGAATATGCCGAAAGAAAGGAATTGGAATGGCTGAGGTGGCTGCGCGAGCAAACGCAGAAAGCCGCCGAGCGGGGAGATAAGGATTTCGGCTCGCGGTTCATTCCGGGGAGACGTCAGAAGGGCGCCGGCCAGTAGACTTGCCGCGGTGCGCAAAATAGAACTCTAGAGCCTCGCGAATCACGTCAGACATGCTTCTTCCTGGCTTGGTGTCAGCCTTGATTTTATCGCGGATTTCCTCTGTGGCGTAGAACTTCACGATAATGTCTAACTTCTGGCCTCCGTCTTCTGGCATCCGAAATTGCTGCGTAATTCCCCTGAAAAACGCAACCTTGACGACATGTACCGGTTAGGTACATAAACGGGCCACGTACACCCCGATGCATTTCCCCACATCCATCGCGCACTCTCGTATTTTCATGATCTAACCACCTAAAAAACTGAGCCGTCACCCCTGGCAGGGCGACGGCTCGGAAATCACAACGCAAATGAGGTATCAACTCGAAGCGTTGGCGAAATCTCTATCGGGATTTCACCAACTGTCAACCCCCTATGCCTTTTTTTCTCAGGAAAAGGCCTCGGAGATCGGTCAGATTTCCGGACAAGGAACGTACCGCACAGGTGTGCGGATGTACACAACAACCTGTAGAGGCGTTTCGGACGCAATGGAGGCGTGCGATGGCGAGTAAGGGATCGCATGCAGGAATTTCGGCGCAGGTGACCGCTCTTATTGACGTCGCACACGCAAACCCATGGTGGCAGTTCACGGCTGACGAGATAGCGGCCATGATGGGATTGAGCTTAAACACCGTATCGATGATCAAGAAGGCGGACGCGTCTCCTTTCGCTGGCGGCGCATCCCGCCCTGAGCGAGTGGCTGAATGGCTCGCAAGTCATCCAGGCTGGAAGCCTTCAGAGGAAAGATGACAAGCACTATTCTGCACTAAATAGCCGCATTTAGCAGGCTTCAGCACGATTTAGCAGACTTTAGCACGATCCAACAAAGTGCCAAAAAACCAGTGCGATAACTCGCTCACACAAATGAGCAACTTATCAGTTATCAAACCACCGGCGGCGCTCGCGGAAGCGCTGGAACGAATGAGGGCGATTCGGAAGCCTGATCCTGAAAGCTATCGCAGCAAGCTGGATGAACTCGTAACAAAACACACGCATCGCATTTCTCTCGAGGAAGCGGAGCGTGTGGGCTGGCGGGTGCTAGCCGGCGGGATCGAAACGACAGAGGAATGGATGCTCCGGAACTTTGTCGCGGATCTCACCGGCCTTTCCTGGCCCGAAAATGGAGCCGTGAAGTTCATTATCGTCCGGACGAAGAATCGCGGAACGTTCATCATGCGGCGCGGGTCGGAAATGCTGGAGGTGCACTAAGTCATGCCGGAAGAAACCGCCAGGAAGGTTATCGAAGTGCCAATGAGCGAACGGGCCGCGTATACTCCGGCGGAATTCGCGGCACTCTTCGGCCGCAAGGAAACGTGGGGTTATCGGCGCATCTATGATGGCACGGTTAAAACCATCGAGATCGGCCGCCGCATCATGATTGCCCGCTCGGAAGTGGAGCGGATCCAGAAGGGTAATAGCGCCAGCGAAGAGTCAGGGAAGAGGACGCGAAAGGATACGGACGACATTCCAGCGGGGAAGCGTCGTCAACGCTTCGCATAACATGCGCCGGCAATCCTACGAATACCACGGGGAGATGGAAGTGGAGCGCGACGGCGTGGATGTGATCGTAACGTTCGTAGTGCTCGTGACGCCTGGCGAACCATCCAGCCGGGATAAGTACGGCCTTCGGGTTGATCCCGACGAGCCAACGGAAACGGAGTTTCTGAGTAGTAGCACTCCGCTGTGTCCAGAGGAACGCGCCCTGGCCGAAGAGATCGCGCTCGAGGATTTCGCGCAGCCGGCCGGCATCTAACCAAAACCAAAACTCACAAATCACAGGCGAACTATGCCCAAAAATATAAATGGTGGCAGGAAGTCACCCGTACTTAAACCGACTGACGAGGGTTGGGTGGAAGCCACAGCGGAAACGATGATGTTTCACGCAAGGGTTCTCAAGATCGCGCACAGCGGGCAAATGCTGGCTGAGATTCCGGGAGACCTCGGGCTGTATCTCTGGGCCGTCGATGCATCCGCACAGAAGGCGCTCGAGGAGCTGCGCGAGATGGTGGAATCCCATCTGCGAAAGCAAGTGGATAGCTTGCAAGGTAACTCCCTCCGCGAAGAAAACAAAGCGCTCCGCGCGAGGGTGGAAGAACTCGACCGGCACTTGAATCCTAAACCATGGAAACCCGCGGTCGACAGGGCGATTGCTGGACTCTGGGACGAAGCGCAAGAGATGGAGGACGAAGAGAGCGCGGAGATTGCGTCAAAAGCGGCGGGAGGTGCGGCATGACTCAGTTTGTGCATCGAGAAGGGCTTTGGGTTGCCGTTCTCAAACGCGGAACCAGCAAGCTTTGCCAGGTGGTCAATTGCCGCGGGCACAAGACCGTGCGGACCGACCTCGACGGAATCAAAACTCGCCCCTTTTGCAATAAGTGTCGCACACGCTTGTTTCGGCTCAATAACCCCATCACTTACATTCTCCAACGGCTCCGGCGCCGTGCGAACAAGAAGCGGGTGCCGTTCGGGCTGACTCCGGAATACATGGCCGACTTCCTTGCCGGCACGGGCTACCTGGAAGGCCGTGGCCGTGGCAACGATGATTTGCAAATCGATCGGATCGAGATCCGCCTAGGCTACGTGCCGGGGAATATCCAGATCATCACGGGCCTGGAGAATCGGAAAAAGGAACACGAGTACGACTATGCCGGAAGCCTCTGACATTCCGTCTTTCGCCTTCTGTTTCTTCCTCGCGCTGATTTTCGCGCTCATTGGCTATCTTATCCGGCTGGCGGAAGAGCGTGCGACGAGACCGCGGCAGGCGAAGCCGCTAAAGGTAAGATTTTCGGTAGATAGCCATCCGTTTCAAGAGGCGGTCTTGAAGCTGTCCCAGGAAACTCTGCAATCGATCCGTGCGGCGCGTGCACGTCCACGCGGTATCCCTCCGAAGTAATGCCGCACTCGTGGGAGTACCAGGAGTGGCTTGATTGGCTGGACTGGATAGTCAAGCGCGGCGGGAAAGTCAGAAGTTGCGAGAACCTAATTTTCATAGCTACCGCGGAACACGGGGAAATCAGCGGTAACTCCATAGAAGAAGCGTGCCGCGTCGGCATGCGCAAAGTCCCCAAACCAGAAGACAGATAGACAATGAAAACGACACCCAAACCCGTCATTCACCCGCTCGTATCCGAAGCGCTCCGGCTCCGGGCTGAGCTTTCGGCGCTGCTAAATCGGCGCGACAGCCTCATTGCAGATATCGTGAAGGATATTGCAGCGAAAAATGAGGAATTCCTTGCGGCAGAAGGCAAGTTGATCGCTCTCGGAGCCGGTCGGTATTCGGACGAAAACCGGAACTGTGTTTCGGTCGTCGCGGAAGTAGCGAAGACTAAGGAACCGGACACCTTCGCTCTCCCTGATGAGAGCAAAGCGCGCGAGATCGTTACGGACCGGGAAACCTTCCTGAATCTCTTCAACCGCGAAGTTATCTTCACGCCGAAGGAGGGATTTAAGGCGCTGTCCGAAGCGTTTCTGACTCCGGCAAAGGCGCGCGATCTTGTCGAGCTGTGCCTTGTCCCGGGCGGATTCAGCGGCGGGAAGAAGGCTCATGTTCGCTGGAAGTAGGAACCAGCAATATGGGCAAGATCTACACACCCGCCGGCCCGGAAGTATTAGCGCTCGGCATGCAGGTTATCGCCGAGTGCTATCCAAATCTTCTCGAGCTGAGCAGCCGGAAGTCAAAGCGTCTGCCTCCTCTCGTGATCGATTACACGATGGTGCTCGGTGCCCGCGACAAGGAAGGTAACCCGAAAGGGCCTGCCCTGAAGCTTCACGGCGTGGCGGCGCTCGCTATCATCCGAGTGGTTCCCCAGAATTTCCGAGCCCGTGGGCTCGGAGACGCTGAAATCCAGATCGATCAGGATTGGTGGACGGACAATGGGGACCCTGAGCGCATGGCGCTGCTAGATCACGAGCTCTGCCACCTCGCGCCCTGGAAAGACGCCGACAATCAATGGGTGCGCGACGACACGGGCCGCATCCAGCTTAAGCTGAAAAACCACGATCATGATTACGGGTGGTTCGACGAAGTCGCCAAACGCCGCGGTAAGTTTGCCGCCGAGGTGCGCCAGGCGCGGCGATGGTTTGATGAGTTTGGCCAGATCTATCTCTTGCCGCCGGAGGGTTCGAAATGAGCGAGAAGGCAAAGGTAAAGTATCCTCGAGGTCTGGCGCTCGACGTTGCGCGCGATCTGCTGAGATATATCCGCCCGCTCTGTGAGCGGGTGGTGATCGCGGGCAGCCTTCGGCGCGGCAAGGCTGAGGTGGGAGACGTGGAAATCGTCTACATTTCCCGCTACCTCGACTGGCCGGACCCTGAAGACATGCTGGGGCGCGTCATCCGCACAAACGTGATGGATCACGCGCTTTCGCTGATGCTGAAGCTTGGAGTTATCAAGCGCCGGCTGAAAGAGAACGGTTCGCCGACATGGGGACCGGAAAACAAGCTCGCCGTTCATTGCGGCTCCGGAATGCCGGTGGACTTGTTCGAAACCGACGCGCAGGCTTGGGCGAACTATCTGGTTTGCCGTACTGGCGGAGAGCAGACAAACACCGCCATTGCCAGTGCGGCGAAAAGCATCGGATGGAAATGGAATCCGTACGGCGAAGGGTTTACGCGTATGTTCGGCCCCGACGCCGGTCGGGTCTTCACCGTTCGCGAAGAGAAGGACGTCTTTGAATTTGTCGGACTCGACTACCTCGAGCCGAACAAACGGAGGTAGATGGCAATCCCCTGGCTGAAAATCGAAACGACGCTTCCGGACAAGCCGGAGGTGGTTCAGATCTCTGCGATACTCGGTATCGACCAAGATGCCGTTGTCGGAAAGCTCGTGCGCGTGTGGGCATGGGCTGATTCAAACTCTATCGACGGTAACGCTATGACCGTTACTTCCGCGTTTCTTGATCGTCTTTCCCTCTGCCCCGGATTCGCCCAGGCGCTCCGTCAGGTCGGCTGGTTGGAAGGCCGCGAAGGCCTGCTTTCCTTCCCCCGATTTGACCGACACAACGGCCAGTCCGCAAAGTCACGAGCACAGGGAAACAACCGTCAGGAACGCCTAAGGTCGCAGGTCGGTAACGCTGCTAGCGTTACAAAAGCGTCACCAGATAAGATAAGAATAGAAGATAAGAAAGAGAGCGAGAGCGGGCGCGAGGATGTGGCAGCGGTGCCAGGAAGGTGCGAGAGCGCCGAAGCGGCGATTGCGCATGGGAAGACGCTTATGCCGCCCGTGGCCGAAGATTTTTGCCGCGCATGGTGGGAGGAAATGGAATCCGCCGGCTGGATCGACCGGCATCAACGCCCCGTCGGGAAGTGGAAACATGCGCTGAGCTCCGCCTGGCGCAATTCCCTCCACCGGCAGCATGAGCAACAGGCGCGATCGAAAGGATTCGGCACGCCATCAACCCCGAGAGATTCACTTCATAAAAAACAAGGAAATCATGGATTCTGAAAAAGCAACATGCGCGGACTGCGGCGCGGAGTTCGCTTCAAAGGCGGTCGGATTCGAGGGAGTCATTATGTTCCGGCAACGCTACTGCGCTACGTGCATGACGAAGTCTGAGGAACGCGAGAAAGCGAGCAAGACGCGGTCGGTCTTGAGCGAAAGAGCCGCCGAGTGGACACGGATTTGTCCAGCGAGCTATCAAGGGACGGATATTGAGCACTCCGGCATTTCTGACATTTGCCGGCGTGCCGCCAAGGCGTGGAATCCTGAGTCCGTGCGAGGGCTCGCGTTCATTGGAGTTACGGGACTCGGCAAGACACGCTCGCTATTTTGGGTATTGCAGCGCGCGCACGACGCGGGCAGAAGCTGCGCGGCGATCAGTCACAACCGTTTCTCTCGCGTCGTGGCGGACGCTTTTGCCGGGGATGGAGACGAACGCGCAAGGGGGAAAGCGCTGTTGCGCAAGCTCGCGCGGGTGGACGTGCTTCTTTTCGATGACTTAGGCAAAGCGCCAAGCACGGAGCGCGCGGATGCGGAGTGCGAGGAGTTAGTGGAGGTTCGAACGTCGAACGGATTGCCGATGCTCTGGACGTCGAATGGCTCGGGTGCGTGGCTGGCGAAGCGGTTCGGCGAGGACCGCGGCGAGCCGATCACGAGAAGGCTGGGGGAGTTTTGCCGAGTTATAACTGTGTGAGTTATGCCAGTGGAAGTTATTGGCCATACTGTGACGGGCGATCCGGTGTTGAGTTACCCAAAGGAACTGTATGGCAAACACTGGCAGCACCCACTTTGCGCGTTGTTTGCCGCAAGGGGCTTCGATCTGCGCACCGGAATGAATTGGCTGCAAGATCGCGCGCATATCGCCGACGAATGCGCGTGGCCGCACGAAGTGGACCCGCACGACGTGCTCAGGATCGTAAAACGCGCCAAAGCTGACTGGCTTTTGTCTTCAGTGGAAAAGCTGTTTCGATGTCAAGATATTTCGATTTCCCGAGATAAGATTTATTCCCGAGACGAAAACGCTCGATAAGGAGCACTTTCTGAGGTCATGCACGCAAAATTCCATGACCCAGCAGATTCGGCAGAAAGCTATGACCCCACGGAGGCGCGAGAAGGGAGGGAAAGGGTTATCGACGCTTTCGTAGAAACGTTGGAAAAGGCATTTCCTGATGACGGGCAGCCGTTTCAGATCCATTTCCGCAATACGACAGATTTCCATACCGCCATGACTGGCGTCTTTGCTCAGGCGATGGAGAGCGACGAGCCTGGAAGTCTCGGGGAAATCATCTTGGGCGTTGATCGGATTACTTACCGCAGCGTGGCGCTGAAATTCCTCACCAGGATGAACCGCGTGATGGAGTGGCTTCGCGCGCCGAAGAATCCGGAGGTTGCTTGGTGGCAAGTACAGTTTGCGCTCGGGACCATTCATTGCGAAGGGCGCACAATGACGAGTGTGGCGGCGGAAATCGGAGTCGTGCGCGCGGCGATCAGCCGCGGGGCAACTGAGCTGTGCCGCATTCTCGGCGTTCCGCCGTCGACCTACATGAAGAGCCAGGCGGCACAGCAGGCCTTTCGCGACGAACGGCTTTCGCAATTGGAGGAGGTGACAACCGAATGAATGAGCTCGCTCAAACGTTGATTCAGCAGATACGTGACACACACCGGGAGGTCGTTGCGGCCGGCGCGGAGTTGCGGGAGGCGTTAATCAAGAAGGTTAACGCCGCGCGTGCCACTGGCTTCTACTTGCGCGAACTGCGCGAGCACATGAAACGCCAGCGTGCTTTCTTTGGCGACGATCGGACGAAGGCCGTGCAGTGGACGGAGATGTTTCGGGTCGGCGATGGCGAAGAGGAGTTCGTGTTTGATTTCAGCGTCCAGACGGCACGCACCTACATCCGCCTTGCGGACGCGATGCCGGATCCGGTCAAAGAGCTACCGGAGGCACTGCGATGCCTGAAGGATGTGCTCATTGCGACGGGCGCGCTCAGTGCACAAGGCCACGGCAGCCAGTCCAGGCGGGAGGGCAATTTCTTCTCGTTGCTGGTCCAGCATGCCGGACGCTTCGACTCGCTATGGGCGAAGCATGACGGCGAGCGCTTCGTCCGCGAGATGACTCCAGATGCGCGGGAGCAGGTGGTAACCCAACTGATGCCACTAAAGGCCCGCATAGATGCCATTTTGGAGGCCGCGACGGACCATGGGTAAAGAGGTGTATACCGGTGTAGTTGTTAAAACGCGAGTCGACTACGGAAGGTACATCATTAAGAGCCGCGAACTAGCGTGGGTGAGGATACTAAACCCATGGACAGAGGAGCCGACAGAGGCTGTTGTTCCACTCGGAGATTTGCGTTTGGGGCAAATGGTTCGTATAACCATCGAGTCCGAAGGGATGGCACCCATCATAGGCGAGAATATGCCGATAGGCACCCCCCTCTAAGGAATCTCTTTGGCCGCCCCCACGCCGCGCGGGTTTCCACCGCACTGCGACCAAATTTCGCGAGACCTTATTTTTTCGAATGTCCGTCCGCAGAGGTAAAAGCGGCGGACATTGTCCCACCGACCGGACATGGGAGGCTTTGACATGTCCGGTCGGACGTGGACGACCACTCCGACCTCGTAACTCAGCAAGAACTCGCCCGGCTCGTTGGCTACAGTGACCGACAAATCCGGCGGCTTCTCGATCATCCGGCCTGCCCGGGAAAGGAAGGCGATCTCTACGACGTCGAGGAGTGGACGAACTTCCTTGCAACCCACGGCCGCAAGGCTCCCGACGAAACGCGCAAGGCCAAGCTCGAGGCCGAGCGATTGGAGATCGGCAACAACCGCGCGCGCTGGAAATTCTCCACGGAGCGAGGGCACTGGACGCGCAACGTCGACATTTCCCCAGACGTCCAACGCCTGGACGACGAAATCATTCGACTCGTTCGGGATGCACTGGAAGTCGTCATCCCTCGCAAGGGCGCCGGAAAGACAGCCGAGGAATTGAAAGCGCTCGGCATCGCCGAAGTCGACCGCATCATGGCGGCGATCCATCGCGGGCAATCCTCGATCGCCGCAAAATTCCCCGTTCCCACCGATCCGGATCCGGAACTTGAGCCAGCGTCAACCGAGGAGCCCGCCGGCGAATGAGCTTCATCGAACGTTTGCGCCGGCTCAACTGGCGCCCGATCGATCGCCGGCCGATCTACGAGTCACTTGCGGACGACCTCGTATTGCCGCCGGGCACGCCATACCCTGGCCCGTTCAATGTCCACAACTCCCCGTGGATAAAGCCCATCCTGGACGCCATCGCCGAAGACGGTTGCAAGCGAGTCCTCGTCTCCGGAGCCGCGCAGCTTGGCAAAACCCTCCTCGGAATCATCTTCCTCATTTGGTGCGTTCTCCGCCGGCCAGGCCTCACCACGTGGACCGGACAGACAGACCCAGCAATCCGCAAATTCGCCGAAGATAAGGCCTGGCCAATCTTGCGGGTGTGCCGGTCCCTGATGGCTCTGCTGCCGTCCGACCGCAACAAGATCCGGACGCGCTCCGTCGTCTTCCCGCACATGTCCATGCGCTTCCAGGGCGCGAGCGAGAACAACGCGCATGGTGATACGGTCCTCAATCAGATTAACGATGAGCGCCACCTATGGGCGCCCGGCCTGATCTACAAATTCGATAGTCGCGTTGGCTCCCTCCCGCACGCAAAGCAGCTCGACCTATCGACCGGCTCGTGCAAGTACGGCGTCGAGGAAATGCCGGACGGGACAAGCCGCGAATTCGGGGACGACTTCTTCAATCAATGCCGGGACGCAACGCAGGAAGTATGGAGTGTCTGCTGCCCGAAGTGCGGCCGCCTCCAGCCCCTTGCATGGCGCCATCGCGCGTCCGATGGCTCCGACCTCCGGGACAGCGATGGAAACCCAGTTTTCGGTTTCGGTTGGGACGACAACGAAGAAACTCGACCGGGCGGCCGGTGGAACTTCGGCAAGGTCAAGAAAACGGCCCGCTGGCAGTGCCAGGCGGACGCACTCGGCATTCGCACCTATACTTACGAACGGCGCGGCGGCGCCACAGTCCGGCAGGATATCACGGAACCGTGCCGATTCATCCTTCGCGACACCCCCGAAAATATCCGAGCGCTAAACGCTCTCGACGCTGGCGCATGCTACCAAGTCACTAACCCGCTCGCCGACCCGAGCGTGCGCAGCTTCACGTTTCCGGCAATGGTTAGCGAGCTGGTCGGATGGGGCACCCTTACCGTCGAATGGTTGAAAGCCATCGCTGCGGCGAGCGCCGGCAATTTCGGACCGCTCCAAACGTTCGTCCAGAACCGGCTCGCGCAAGCGTGGGATTCATCCATCACCATTCAGCCGGAGAGCAAACCCACTGGTGACTACATGCTCGGAGACGCGTGGCTCGATCCGGATGGCAACCCGGTCGACGCCCGCCGATGCATGGCCATCGACCGGCAGCGCGGCAAGCAAGGAGAGGGACTGCACTTCTGGGCGGGCGTCCGCGATATCAGCAGCGAGCACGGAAGCCGTCTCGTGTGGTTTGGTCGCCTCGAGTCATACGAAGCGTGCCGCGAAAAACAGCGAGAGCTCGGCATTCAGGATAACCGCGTCATCATCGACGCTGGCGACCAGGCGCGCGAAGTCTACTCCGTTTGTTGCAAATACGGCTGGACCGCATTCGCCGGCCGTGATGTCGAGTTTTTCTCGTGGTCACAGTCCCGCACCGCACCCGTCCGCAAATTGTGGAGCCGTAAAATCAATGGCGACCCCATCGGCGTTCGAAAAAAGACGAAGGGCACCAAAGCGGGCCGCAAGCTCGCCCGAATCCCGCTTGGCTCGACCCGGTTCGCTCGCTTGTTCCTCTGGGCGCGCACACCCGTGCAAGACATCCTGGCCGGGCTAATCGCTGGAACGTCTTCCTATTGGGGACGTCCAAAAAACGAGCCAAAGGAGTATTCCGAACAGCTCAATTCGGAAATCAAGAAGCAGGTCCGCGACAAACGTGGACGGCTTCGCTTCATGTGGGTACAGATCCGAGTAGGCATCGACAATCACGCGCGCGACATCGAAGCCATGCTTACCGTTGCCGCGCTGATGAGCGGCTTACTCAAGCCAGACATCGCAGATACTCCAGACCCGGTTCGAGAGAGACCTGCGACGGAAGACGATACGGAGCACATGAAAGAGGTTCGTCCGAATGTGCGTAAATATGTATTAAAGGCTCCGAAAGCGAATCACAAAAGGGGCATTTAAGCCTTCGGCTATGTACGCATTCTGAATAAGTGCAGCCAGTGGGTCGTTATCTTTCTTCACCTCCTCCATTACGGTGATCGTGAGTTCATCATCTAGCCAATCTTCACCAGCGACGAAGTGATACCCAAATTGGAGACACAGTTCACGAATGGTTTTCGACAATCTCCGAGAAGCTTCTTTCGGACCAATAGGTGCAATTCTGGGGCGGAGTACTTCGCCATCCCGTATTGATGCAATTTCTTTGTTGATACGTGAGAGCTCATCTGCAATCGCAGCGAATTTGTCCGCTCCGGTCATGTCTTTGCCGGCTGGATCTGCTCTGGCAGAAATTCCAAAATGCTTCCAAATCGCATTCCTGTTTTCGCTCCTGTTCAGCGTTTCCTTCAAATGTTCCGCTAACTTTGGAATCTCGTCTCGAAGCTCGTAAGCGCGAAGCGAACCCTTATAGAGGTGGTGGTTTGGCGCCTCGACATCGAAAGGAACTTTCGGCAGGAATTCGTCCTTAACAAGAGCGACTGGCTTATCCAACGCTGTGCGGATTCCTAGTTCGAAAAACACGTTTGGATTCAATGCGGACATATCGCACAGGACCAGATCAGCATTCTCCAGATTCCGGATTATTTCGCTGTGGATTACTTCTCCGCCCTTCATGATCGGACGGATAGGCTTAAACTTACATTCTTCGATGGCCGGGACAAAAAGCTCATCCATCACATGAATAAAGTGTTTCGGATCATCCCCGTACTTGGGCACCAAATCCACCGGCGTGGAAATCGGCATGATCATGAAGCACGTCTTCTTTTTCTCCTCAGTGGACGTTTCCGGCGCAGGTTTTGGGGTAGCCATAGACCGATTTTGCACCGAACGCTTGCCAAAATTCCATCCCAAAACGCGAGTGCAAATTGACAGCCCGCGACCCGTGGTTACACGCCGCACCTTCGCGGGTGCGTCAAGCCTCGGACTTCTGAGCAATTGCTAGCTGCCAGGCTGAACGCACCCGCGTCGGCGGTGCCGTTGACAGCGCGGCAGGGGCTGAGTGAAATACATGGGAGGAAAGGCGAAAATCGCCCCGCAAATAGCCAGTTATCTGGAATCCGTTCGGCAAGTCGATCAGCTCTACATTGAACCGTTCGTCGGTGCCGCAAATATCATCGCAAGAATGTCCGGCCGGCGTGCCGCGTACGACGCGCATCCGGACCTAATCTTAATGTGGAACGCCCTTCAGCAAGGATGGCGTCCACCATCGGAAGTATCACCCGAACTGCACGCTTCGCTTCGGCGTGCCGAACCTTCTGCGCTCCGCGCATTCGTTGGCTTCGGCTGCTCGTTTGGCGGCAAATTCTTTGGCGGTTACGCCCGCTCGGCAAAAGAGCGAAACTTCGCAGCATCCGCGATTCGGTCGCTCGACCGGAAACTCGCCACGCTGGACGGCGTAACTTTCGAAAGGTGCTACTTCCAAGAACTGAAACCGTCCGGTGCTCTGGTCTACTGCGATCCGCCGTACGCCGGTACGGCCGGCTTCTCCGTCGGTCGCTTCGACCACGTCCTGTTCTGGGAAGTCATTCGCCAATGGTCCGCCACAAACACTGTCATCATTTCCGAGTGCCAGGCACCGGATGATTTCGAGATCGTCAAAGAGATCATTGCACCGTGCGGGCTGCGTTCGGCTGACGGTACACTAAAGCCTCGCGTGGAGTATCTATTCCGGCACCGGCGGGGTTGACATTCCGGCTCCGGTGAAATGCCGGACTACCCGCTTCAGAACCTATTTTTCGACTTCGAGGAAGAGGAAGTCCTCGCCATCCGGAAGCAGGCCAAGAAACTCGTCACAGACGGCAAGACGATCATGAAGGTCAGCGCGGCGGGAAACGAAGCCGAGAAGCAATTCACGCTTCCCGTCGCGCAAGTGCTGATGGAATGCCGCGCGGCACTGAAGCACATCGACCCTGCCAAATACGGCAAACGGGTAAAGCGCACCTACGCGTCTTTCCGTCGGCAATACCCCTACTCGTAAGCTATGGCCGATCCATTCACGGCCAGGAAAAGCGGCATATTCGTCCCGCGCGATTTCTCGCTTACTTACGAGGGCGCGAACCCGAACCGGCAGAGGCAATATCGCCAGATCGTCGCCACGGACACGAAGCGTACGATTACGCCGTGGGTGCGTACGACGCTAATGTCACACGGCCGGCATCTCTACGCGAATAACGGGCTTGTAGGAGGGGCATTCGACGATACCGCGCGGTATGCACTTGGTAGTGATGGCATCGTGCCTGAGCCGATGACCGGCGACACTGGCTACGATTTCGAATTGAAAGAGCGCTGGCTGAACTGGGCAAAAATCGCAGACTTCTTTCGCGAGTCCCATCTGAACGAACTTGGCGGCAACGCATCGACGCACGGAGATACAGACGGCGACTTCTATCTTTTGCTTACGGAGACGGGCGGCGGAAACACGGAGCCCGGCGGCATGGCGCAAGTCCAGGCCCTCCGCGGTCATCGCATCGGCTCCGGCAATATGCAAACCGCTGTCGGTCCGCAGATGAATGACGGCGTCATTGAAGACTCGCTTGGCCGCCTCGTGGGTTATCGCGTGCTCAATGGAGACGGGGAAAAAGAGCGAGACGTGGATGCCGTGAACATTATCAAGTTCATGCAGCGTTATTTCTCCGATCAGCGCCGCGGAATCTCTGCCATTCATCGCGGCGCTAAGATCATGTTCGATGCTGCCGAGACGATGGATTTCACGCAAATGGCCGTGAAAAATTGGGCGCAAACAAGCATGGTCATCAAGACCCCGACCGGAGAGGCAGACGAGCAGGACTATCTCGACGACGACGGCAACGAAGTGACCGAAGGCGGACTACTCCTCGAGGAGTTACAGGGCGGTGAAATACGACGCCTCGGACCGGGCGAGGAAATTCAGGATGTAACATCGCCGCACCCACAAGAGCGCTTGATGGACTGGACGGAATTTCGGTATCGCGACTTCGCCACGGGTTACGGAATGCCGCTGGAATTCATTTGGCGTTCGGATCTTGGCGGACCGGCTCAACGCTTCTTTCTCAGCAAGGCGCAACGCCGCATCGACGAGCGAATCTCGCTCTTGATCCGGCTCATTTATCGGCGCCTTTGGGCGTACTGGTACGGCAAGGAAGTGAAGCGGAAAGCCATCAAATATAATGAAAATTGGTGGAAAGTGCTTTTCCTGCCAACGTCTCCACGAGTCACGATCGATGTAGGCCGCGAGGCCCAGGCAAACCGCGATGACATTGCTTTCGGAAATCGTACGGAGCAGGAAGATGCAGCAGAGCGCGGCAGGGACTGGCTACACATACGGCGACAAAAGAAGACGGAAACGGAACTTCTGATCGACGACGCAAAAGATCTTGCGAACCGAAAAGATATCCCTTTCGACGTTGCCTTGATGCTGCTCTCAAAGCGCACACCAAACGGCAACATGCCTACGGCTCCCGCGCCTGGCACAAGCCCCGTCTCCGGATAGTCAGATTGACAGCCGGCGCAGGCAAATGCCTACGCCCAAAAAGAAAAGCTGGTTTTCCATCCGCGCGCTTTCCGGAGACGACGATGGCGAAGTCGAAGTGTCAATCTATGACGTTATTGGCCTATGGGGCGTCAGTGCAAAGGACTTTGCCGATGCGCTCAAAGCCTATAGCGGCCGCGATCTTACCGTCCGGATCAATTCCCCCGGCGGAGCCATCACGGAAGGCACCGCGATGTATAACGCTCTCCAGCGTCACGACGGCGAAGTGACTACCTGTATCGACGGGCTTGCTGCTTCAATGGCTACCTATGTGGCGCTCGCCGGCAGCAAGGTTTGCATGGCGCAAAACGCTTATTTCATGATCCACAACCCCGCCGGCGGGGCGGATGGCGAGGCAAGCGACCTGCGGAAAACGGCCGACATCCTCGACAAGATGAAGGGCACGCTCATTTCGGCCTACGCTGCAAAGACAGGGCTGGATGATGACGAAATCAGCGAAATGATGGACGATGAAACCTGGCTGACTGCGGAAGAGGCAAAGGAAAAAGGCTTCATCGACGAAATCACGGAGCCCATCGAAGCAACCGCCAAGTTTGAGCCGAAGTCACTCACGGCCTTCAAGAAAATCCCCGAACGCTTCAATGCCACCGCGTCCACCCAGACGCCCAAGCAGGTTGACACTGCCGCGCCTGCAATGACGATTGAACAACTTCAAGCAAAGGTCGCCGAACTAAATGGACAGCTCTCGAAGATGACCAACAGGCACGCCGCGGCGGCGAAGCAGGCACAGGATAACTTCAAGGAAATCACGGATCTCCGTGAAAAGATTGAAGATATTACGAATGAGCGCGACCAAGCGCGCAATGAAGTCACCGCACTCCATGGCGATGTAAAGAAGCTCAAAGGCGAAGCAAAGACCGCCGGCGAACAAGCTGCGCAGATCAATGCCGAGCTCGGAGTCCCGCCGGTCCGACGCGAGACCGTCGAAAGCCCGGAAAACAACGGCAAGAAGACGGTCACCGAACTGCGCGCGGCATTCGATGCCGAAAAGGACAATCGCAAGCGGGCGGGTTTGTGGCGCCAGCTCGAGGCGGCGATGGATGAAGCGGCCGGCGGCCGCAAGCGTTGACACCAGCCGCGAGGAAACAAATGAAAATTCGCTTTCTGGCGCTGGCCGCCCTCCTCGTTGTTATCGTCCCCGCGTCGATCGTGGCGGCGAAGTTCGGCATCCTTGCCGGCTTGGTTATCGCCATGGCGATGGCGAATGGCATCATGCAGCCGACTGGCTCCGTTCTGGGTAATAACAGTCTCGGCACGCTCTCTGCCGGAGTTATTCTCACAAAGGCTCTCTCGCTTGTCTTCACCAAGCGCCCGATTCTGAAGCGAATCTCTCGCGACCTGAGTGATGCCAGGGCGAAGAAAGGCGACACAATCAAGAGCCGCATCTTCGCCGTTCCTCCGGTGAGTGACTTCGGCTCTGGGGCAGCGGACCGTTCGGACGTCGACGTACCGGTTACGATTTCCGGGTTCAAGCAAATCAAGGTCAGCTTCACGGCTGCTGAACTCACCAGCACCGACCGCGATCTTATTCAGGAATCTGCCGAACCCATCGCCGTCGGTATCGCGAATCACATTGTCGACAGCGTGGCCGCGCTTTGGACGCCGACTAACTTCCCCGGCAACTCCACGATTGTTCCTGTCGCTGATACGGGATACACCACTCTTACAACTTTGCGCGGCGCCCTGACTGGCCGCGGCGCACCGGATGATCGCTTCTGCGTCGTAAATACGCCGGTCTACACGAACCTTCTCGACGATCCTCTCTGCAATCGCGTGCAGAAGGTCACGGAGACTGACGGCGATCCGATCTCTACGGGCCAGCTTGGAGACGTGGCCGGCTTCAAGAGCATCATGGAGTATCCGGCGCTCCCGACGGCAAATAACCTCATCGGGTTCGCTGGCGCCATGGATAGCACGGTATTCGCCATGCGCGTACCTCGAGACCCTCGCGAGGTGCTTCCAAATGTTCCTGTTGGCGGGTCGATTGGTATTGTTACCGAGCCAATTACCGGCATGTCTATCATGGCCGTTGAGTGGGTCGATATCGGGACTCTCTCCGCAAACGTCATGCTTGTGTGGCTCGAGGGCTACGCGGTCGGCAATCCCGCTACCGGTCAGCTCCTCGTCTCGGCATAAGCTATCATGCCACGCATTCACTTTGTTGTAGGCTACAAGGCTGGCTCGGATGATCCCGAGCCGGTCTACTGCGGACGAAGCGGCCAAGATGCCGAGACGGCATTTTCTCAGGCTGGCGAAAATGGCTTCTCCACCGCCGAATTGTTCCGCTTTCCGCAAGCAAGCCGACGCCGAAGCTTCGTCGCTGGCAAGTTCTATCGGAAGGCGGAAAATCCCGAGAAGCCCGAGAAGCCGCAAAAGCCCGAACCACAAAAGGCCGCAAAGGAGCCCGCCAAGTCTCCCGAGCCGCCGAAGCATCCAGAAGCACCGAAAACCGGGATTCCATCGGCAGCAACCAAGCCCGGCAACCCTTCGGACGCGGACCCTCTCGCGTAGCAACGCACAATTTCAATTCCGGGGAAGAGCACCGGTCGCTCACCAGTCTCATAAGCTGGAGGTAGTTGGTTCGATTCCAACCCCCGAAACCCTTCCATTCCACGCACAAAGCAAATGAAACATTTCTTCCGCGTTTTTTCATTCGTCGCGTTTCTGGCCCTCGCCCCCACGGCGTTTTGCCAGTCTACGCGACTCCAAAATCAGGGCAATGGCCTGACCATCGGGACCACCGTGAATCAGAAAATTGCATTCCACGGCTCCGAGCCGGTCGTGCAACGCTCCGGCGCCGCACAGGCCGCCCTCAGTGGCACTTCGCTGAAGTACCTGGCCTTCGCCGGCCGGGCCAGCGCCGGCGCCATTACCGTTACCGGTTTGTCGGTCGGTGATACGGTCGTCGGCATCGTCAACCTTACGGATGGTGTCTCTTCCGCGGCGTCCTTCGAAGGCACAGTGAGTGTCATCAATCAGTTGCAGCAAACGAGTGGCACGGACCTTAGTGCGAAAAAGTTTTCGATCATCGTCGACACCGGCGGAGGAAAAACCCTCATCAATGAACTCCGGGCGGCCTTGGTTGAGCTGGGTCTTATCAAAGGCTCTTCGTAAGCATTCTATTAAATAGCGCGCACACTGAAGCAAAGAGGTTGGGGAAATACTGCGCCCCGGTCCAGAGAGGGCCGGGGCGTCTTTTCATAAGTCCATTCCGTTCATGTCCTATTCCGACGAATTCCGCGACCTGTTCCGCGAAGCTTCATGCACTTTCACTGCGGACGATGGCAGCGACGAAGGCGAAAATCTCACGATCGAGGCAAACGGAATCAGCCGGGAATGCGTTGCCTCGACTCCGTTCCTCACGCGCGAGCAAGTCGGTACTGGATGGGTAAGCATGCTCGTACGAACCGCGCTCGTATTGATTGAAGATTTTCAAGCGATGGAAATTGAAGATCAGGACATTGTGACCATTGGCGGCGTCTCTTCCCGCGTGGTTGGAATCGAGCCGAACCCGGCAAACCCCATCGTAACACTCCGCCTCGCGTCCGACGCCTAATCCATGGCCGTTACCTGGACAGTAGACACGACCGGGTTCCGCAAGGCAGTGGCCGACTTGGCGCGTATCTCTGGCGTCACCTATGAGGAGGCGCTGAAAGAGCAAACGCGCCTCGTCATGCAAGCCGCCATGCGTGGCACGCCCGCCGCAAAGGTCGCCGCGATCCGCCGGAGCGTGGCCGCGCAGGGCAAATGGCACACCGTGGACGAAAACGGTGCCGTGCTGAGCGAAAACACCGGCAGCCGAGGTGGCGAAGCTGGTCAACAGTGGCTCTTCTGGCCCGAGCGGTCCGCGCGCGCGAAGGGACCTAGCAAACAACGCCGCACCGGTGGCGATGGCGGCATGTTCGTCTATCTGCCGAATTCGCGCCTTTCGCCGGCAATGAAGGGTGCCGCGGCTGCCCTCCAGGCCAAGCTTGCCGCACTCGCCCCGAAGCAACGCGAAGCCATGGCCCGCGCCGTCAAAGCCCGCGGCCTTGCCAAACAATCCTGGCTCCAATCCGCCCGCGCGGTCGGAATCGAGCTCCGCGATGTTCCCGGGTACGTCGTCGGCGCCTTGGCGTCGAGTGGCACGGCCTATCAAAACGGCACCGGCCGGCGGGTAACACAAGGCGATGCTCTCTTCTACGAGCTCGAAAACAAATACCCCGCCTTGCTCGGCGCCATTGGTCGCAAGACACGCCGAGGCAGGCCCGCCGGCATGGACGGCTTCCGGATCCTGCAAAGCGCCATCGCCTCCCGAGTCTCAGCCTTCAATCGGGAAATGAAACTCGGCGTCATTGCCGATATGCGAACCCGCGCCGCGCGTTACTCCGGACTCCGAATCGTTTAATCCAATGCCAACCGCTCCCGATCTAGCTACCGTTTTCGATATCACGGCAGGCGTTGAAAAAGCACTTAAAGCTGTTATCCAGGCGCTCCCGGTTGGCGTCAAGGCCTTCACGCAACAGGAAAACGGCACGCTGCCGAAAGAACGCGTCGACGTGACGTTCACGCAAGGCCAGTGGACCGGCAGCTTTCAAAAGGGCCGAGATAACGTGTTGCGCCGCTCCGCATGGCACTACACGTTGACGCTCGAGGTGAGCAAGTCGCGCTCCGATGACTCGCTGAGTCGTCACTCCGCAATCCGCGGAGCGCTCGCGGCGATGATGCAGGATGGCGAAACCTTCGGACCCGGAAGTTTCCCCTATCAAGTCCTTTCCACTGTCTTCGAGGCGGGAATCACTCCGGGCGTATCAATCAAGGACGGTCATGATACGTCTGAAATGCACTTTTACGGAGTGGTAAGTATCCGGCGGGATGCATGGCCAAGTCAAGACTAGCCGCTGCTGGATGCCTCGCTAATATAAGGTCTCCAACTATTAAAGGTGTCATCGCTAATCAGCGGCTGCATTAATTGAAATGCAAAAATGCATAGGCATACGGCAGCAAAAAAAACGGTGAACCAAAATACACCCTCTTGAAAAATTTTTGAATTATAATCTATTTTTCGTATAAAAAAGGACGAGACAATAAGAAACACCGTATAAACCCCAAAGACTGTCGTCGGGAAAGTTGAATATTTGCGTAACTTTACGTCTGTACTAGTGATTTTAGGCTGTTCCCTGATTATTCCTTCGACGGATATGGCAGCATCATCTGGTCCTTCGTAAATCACCTGAAAAATGCCGCCGTCGTTATGTTCGAGTGTGCGCCAAGCGATCGGAATGATGTTTGTTTTGTCACTCTTGAGCGTGCTCAGCTCCGTCACGGGGCGCGAGATTTGTACTACCTTTACCTCTAGAACGCGTGCGCCTTGGATCACAATTCGCGGTTGTGAAAGTACGTTGCCTGATTCAATTGGTTGCCTACCAGAATTCCAAATGCGGATTTGCGCGCCGCATACACTTCCTTTGACCAGCTGGTTTTTATAGGAGACAGAGAGATCGGAGACAAGACCGGCATAAACAAATATTGCACGAGCCGGATCGACGTAATACGTAAGGCATCTTTCTCTTATGTTGTGGAAATGTTCCCAGATGGCAAACCCTAGAGAGAAAACTGAGATTAGAGCAAGTATCGCCACGGCAGGCGGGCTGCTGAAAACGCTGAGCAGCGACCTTTTCGTGCCGGAATTTGTTGGGGTGCCCATCGGGGAATCGGGCCTTAGTCTCGCTCTAAGCGCAAGCCCAAAATCTCGATCATATCGATTCTCCGGAGGTTGACATTGCGCTGGCCACAAATGGCCAACTACACCGTAGACCCCACTGCCGTAATCGCGTCCTCCCGCGCCTCGAAATTCACCGCCCCTGCAGGCGTTGCTATCAACGCCGGCCAATCTGTTTACGTCGCTGCCGACGGAACGCTCGGGCTCTATGATGCCAATGCCGCCGCTCCTGCAAACGTCTTCGCCGGCATTGCGCTTGATTCCGGCGCCGCAGGGCAACCGATCGTCGTAGCCAAGACGGATCCGAACTTCGGCCCAGGGTTCACGCTCGCGGCTGGCGAAGTCGTAGTTGGCTCCGCCACACCTGGCGGTCTCTGTCCCGTGGCAGACCTCGCCTCCGGGACCGTTCCGACGGTCGTAGGTGTCGGAATCGGCGGAAACAAAATGGACTTCGCGCCATTCTCTGGGGGAGTCGCCAAACCGTAATCTCTTCTCCGCGCCTCCGCGTGAGATCAGTTCTCGGCAAGGATTGACACGGGCGGCGGGTATATGCCCGATCCAGTCGGAACTTACAATGACGGCGGAGTCATCATCATTGAGCAGACCGTTTCGCTCTTAACAGATGATGGAACCCACACCGATTACATCCTGAAAAAGTGCTCCCTGAAAGGCGGAAGCACTGAGCTGAACAGCACCGACGCCAACGGCAAGGTGGTGAAATCCCGCTACGTCAAAGACAAGGTGAAAGGCAGCGGAACGCTTCAGCTTCTTGTCGCAACCGACAAGCCGCCGGCATGGCCGCAACCCTTCACCGCAACCGACCAGTACGGCACCGACCAAGGCTATGTACTCATCGGCGTAGGCCAGGAATTCGGAACGAACGAAGAGGTGTTTTTGCCCGTCGACATCGCCAAGAAGCTGAACTAACCGGCGCGCACGCCGTTCTAAATCATGGGGCTGGTTCTCGATAACATTCCGGGCCTGGCCGAAGCTGTGGCAGCCGCGGAGGCGAATGAAGCCGCCATCCGCGAGCTGCCCTTTTTCGCACAGGAAACAGACATTTGCGGCGTCCCGTCGAAGTTATTCACACTTCGGCACTGGATGTATTTAAAGCGCCTGAAATCGCCGTTCCTCGGTTATGATACTGAACTCGGAGCGGTTGAGCTGTGTCAGTTTCTGTGGGTTGTGTCGCCTGCGTTCGGCAGCGGCAACGAAGCGCGAAACGAGCTGTTCAAGCAGGTGCTTACACTCGACTTCGCGGCTGCTGTGAAAGCCGTCTTTGAGTACGTCGATCATTCGTTCATGGATATTTTGTCCAAGGCTGGAGGCTCTGACGCGCCAGTCACGTCGTTTGTTGCATCGATCATTCATCGCCTCGCGATGACCTATGGAATTGGCGCATCTGGCTTCACTGCGTTCCGGAATGAAATCCTGGACCTTCCCTTGATTGAGTTATCTCAGTACCGGCGGCATATCCTGATGGAAAGCGGCGTGCGCTTCGGAAATGTCATCTCCGGCCGCGTGCGCCGGGAAATGGTCGCCAAGGCGCTTGTCGAGTCACGTAAGAAAAAGGCCGAGGAATCAACTCAGCCGGAGAAAAAGCCGGGGCTGCTTTCGTCCATCACAAACCTCTTCCGCTAACTCATGCCCGGAGACGCACTCATATTTAAGGCCGGCGTGGATGCATCCAGCGTCAAGCAGGGCATGCAGGAAGCTGCGAACGAAATCGAGAAAGGCTCGAAACAGATCGCCGATTCCGGAAACAAGGCGGCAGCCGGACAGCAAAAGCTTCTCAAGAGCAGCAACCGTGTTGCTAAGCAAATAGTAAACGTCACATCGAGCTTTGTCTCTGGCGCAAGTGGCGCCGACATTCTCGCCACGAGCGTAATCGGGCTGGAGAAAAGCTTGCGTCTGCCGCTTGGAGCGCTTGCAGGCCTCGGCGTTGGAATCATGGTGTTTGAGAAGATGCGGGAGTCCGCGAATGATATCAAGGAACTCAATGCCGGCATTACCGAAGCGATCCATCCAACATCGTCGGCAGATTATTCCAAGCTGGAGACACTTCAGGCGAAGCTGAAGCAAGTAAAAGAGCAGCACGACAAACTTTCGGATAGTAGCGACGGATTCGCAATCAAGACAATCGCCGCCGGCGTATTCAATAACGCCAGCGCTTTGTTGCACGGGAATTTCGGTGATCTTCGAAATTACCAGGACGATATTTCGCTCAGGGAGGAACAAGCGAAGAAGCTTGAGCAGGCCGATGCTGAGGCAAGGCGGAACATAGCGGAGAAGCTGGGATCCGCTGGCAACGTGGAATACACTCGCCAGCATGGGTCAGCCCGGGAGTATGAATTGGCAAAGATAAAATCGGAATTTTCCGAGAAGATCGGAGAGGCGTCGAACGTGACAAACGGAGGCGGTCCCGAGATCGTAGAGCAATTGAAAAGGCAGCAAGCGCTCGCTGAGGAAGCTGTAAAGCACCGCGCCAATCTGTCGAGAATGTCGCTTGAGCATCAAGGCAGCTTGCTTGATATCCACACATCCGGCGATCAGGTGGAGACCGGGACGGCCAATGAAAACTTGAAGTTCGCAAACGCCGAGCTTCAGGAGGCGAAATTCCATGGAAGCGAAGAAGAGCAACGTGCAGCAGAGATAAAGGTAAAGTCGGCAAAGGAAGAGCTAGAGATGGCTCAGCGAAAGGAAGCCATTAGCGAGCGCGAAAGGGCTGATGCCATGGAGATGGCAAACTCTACGTTAAACGCAGATTCGAAACACCTGATCGAGCTGCAAAAGCAGTCCGCAGAACTTCAAAAGCAACGCGCATCCGCAAAACCGGACGAAGCGGCCGCCTTAGACGTGAAGATCGCGCAAAACAATGCTGCACAACGTGAATATGCGCAAAGCTCGATCCGCCGAGGATTTTCCATTTCAGATACTGCTATTGATTCTGAAACTGGAACAGGTGAGGGAAATCATTTGGAGGCCATGCGCCGCCATCTGGAAAACGCCCGTCATTATCAAGATTTCCTGAACTTACCAGGCAGCAACGCAAGCGCGGAAGACATTGTAGGCCAGGCTGCGAAGGTAAAGCAGCTCGAAAACTCCATTGCTGAAATCGAGCAGCACCGAAAAGACAGCGTGGATATGGCCCGCTCCGAAGCGGATATCATGCAGCAGGAAATAAGTGGTCATCACACCGTGGCCGACGTTATGCGCATTCAGGCGGAGTACGGAAGGCAGATTGCCCAGGCACAGCGCGACAAAAACTTTGGACTTGTTGAACAACTCCAGCGGCAGCAATCGCTGGCCCTTCACGCTGCCTCCGTCGACGATATCCAGAAGACGCCGGCGCAACACCGCGCCGAGCGCTCCAACGCCCGCCATCGGGCCCAGGCTGAACGCGTGGCACGCGATCGCGAGAACGATGCAAAAGGTCGCGCATCCCGCGGCGCCCACAATCTGCACCGGCTCGGCGACCACGAGCTTGGAACTCGCAACGCTCCCGTCACGGCGACCCTTGACCCGGCGACAACGGCCGCAATTCAGCAGGCGATTCAGATCGCCACGCAGACGCTCGGACTCTACGGCGTTCCCATCCCTGGCTAATCCCACATGAGTAAAGGCATCTACGACGACGGCGATTACTCCAGGATTACCCCTGTAGGCCCCGGCCTGCAATCGTTCGACCCTGAAAAGCGCACGAATCTGTTCTCGCAACAGTTCGAGTCTCTGACCTACATCCCGGCCGTCATTGGGAGCATCGGCCCCGCAAACTCCTATCTACTCGAGGAGAGCGCCCCGATGCACGCCGGTTGCGGTGTGAAACGATGGACGCGCACTTATGCGCAGATTCCACCGATTCGCACGGTACCTCAGTCCGACACGCAAACCTATCAATTCCTGGTCGACGGAAAGGTTGTGACCTTCACCGTAGGTGTAACTGCCTACATCAAAAGCGAATGGTTCCACACCAACGACCCGACCAAGATACAGCTCGAAAAGGCCTTCGCAATGGTCGACGTGGACGGGCAAGTCTACTTTCGCGGCAAGTTACCACTCTACACACCCGGAGGACTGATGCTTGGCGCCGATCAGACGCTAGATAACTGGAAAGGCAACATGTACGTCCGCAAGAGCAAGATCGTCGCGGCAGATCCATTCATCCCGAACGCCTAAACCATGGACCCGATACCCGAGCCAACCCGTACCTTCAATCCGTTCATGTTCCTGGATAGCATCAAGAAAGCTTGGCGCATCCTGGAAGCGTGGCGTCTCGCCAAGGGAACCGGCGGTATCAAGGTCGACGTCAGCGAAAACGGCGTTGTGATTGACGGTTCCGGAGCTGGAGACGGAACGTCAGAAATCCGGGTTCTCGGAGCCATCGCCGGAGTTCCTACTTACCTTTTAGTGCGCGGAAAGACTGATGGCACGCCCTAACGCGCTCTATCACATCTGGCCACCGAACATTGATATTTCCGGAGTAAGTTCGTCGGATTATAACATGGAGATGTCGGCCAATGAACGTGCTTTCTGGCTGTGGCGTTGCCAGGAAATCAGCGTAGCCGGAATTTTTTCCGCAGAAGGGAGCAGCATTCCAGAAACGGCGGACTTCAACGTGTCCATGTCTGGCCAAACTCCGTTGATACCGGCAGTGGATGAGGTCGAGGCCTATTATTCCGGCCATTTCGACATTGGCTACAGCCCGAGCGTGACCGGCTCTGAGATCCTGATTATTGTAGGGACATTCGGCGACCTTGCCGCACCGCAATTTCCTGGAGAAACCAACGGCGATTTGGTATGGCTTCCATTCTTCAGCCTGGAGATTACCTATCGCGCTCCGGACGGGAGCGTTGCCGCGGTGGTGACGACGGATTCAGGCGATGGCAGCCGCGATACTTCCGATTTTTCCGTGACAGTCACCGGGGCCGACATCGTAACCGGGGGTGCGTACTTGCACACCGTGCAGATGTACAAAGGCAGCACGTTAAACCTGACCGGCAGCCTGACTATCACTCCGGCGAGTTTTTGGCCATTCAGCGACGACTCCGGAACCGCGCTCTACGATACTGCCACGGGCGCGCTGATTTCCTGATGGAAACCTGGTTTTCCATTGCCTTTCCTCCGCGCCTCCGCGTGATGCCTTCCGACGGATGGTTGACACAGCCCGGCTCAATGCATGCCGGAGCCCCTGAAATTCTTCGTCAACCAATCTGCCCAAGATGTAGCCGACGCACTTGTTGTTTCGTTTAGCAATCAGGCGCCATCCGGTCCGTCTTCCGTCAATCAGCGGGACACCGCGCGGCCCGTCGAGATTCACTTCCTCAAGGAAAACCCGAATTCCGAAGCGGACGGTAAACCTTTCGTTTACGTCGACCCCACGGGCACGACAGGCGAAATCGCCATCGGCCAATATCTCCAGGCCGTCACAGGCGGGACGTTCACCATCACGGACCCCGGAGCCGTACAGACCACCGCAGCGATTCCTTTCGATGCGACAGCGGCCACGATTCAAAGCAGCATCCGGGCGGCGCTTGCGACGAACTTTTCCGCGGCCACGGTTACCGGCAATGCCGGCGGTCCGTGGGTTATCGATCGCGGAACAACGGGACCGTATACGCATGACGTGACCGGCGGGACGGACGGCATCACGCCAGTGAATAGCGTTGCCGAAGTCGTCAACATTCAGGACGGCACAAGCAAGATTAACGAGCGGTGGCAAATCGCTCTCTATCAGCCGTCCGCCGTTCTCGCCACGCTCAGCGGAAGCTATCTGGCTGCGGCAGCGATCGCAATTGCACCTGACACCGGCGGTTCGCCTGGCATCAATGCCGTGCAGTCGGTGAAATGGAACGCAGACGCCTACGCCGGCGCCGTATCACTCACAGCATCCTTTCCGACCGGACAATCTATCTCCGGGGCCAGCGCGGCGAATCCGACCGTTGTCACAACGGCCGTTGCCCACAATCTCCGGAGCGGTGAAAGCGTCACGATTTCCGGCGACTCGCAAGCCGCTCTCAATGGAACGCACACGGCAACCGTTCTGTCCGCAACGACCTTTTCCGTTGCGGTCGATCTCACCAGCGGGGCCGGATCCGGCGGAACGGTCGCCGTGTCGCGCACCGTCGGACCGATCGCATTCGATGCCGCCGATACCGACCTTGCCGCGGCGCTCGCCTTGCATGGCGCCTCTTCGGCCATTAGCTCCAGCTTCGCCGTCACAAAGAACGGCCCCGGAGACTACACAGTGACATTCCAGGGAGCGCTTGCCGGCATGACGATCGATACGATGGGAGGAAGCGCCTCGGGCTTGCGCGTCCCGCTCGGCTTGGCCGGAACCGTAAATTGCAACACGGAAGGCGTTTTATCGATCCTTGCCGGAGCCACGCAGGCAGTGACAAATCTGCAAATCACGCAGATCGCCGGCGGAGTGCCTTCAGTTCTCGCCGTTCGGGATGATGCCATTATCCGCGCGAGCCTTACGCCGGTGGGCGCTGTCTCGAGTGAGCCGCTATCCACGCAAGCCTTTGTCGATCCATCGACCGGAGCGCTCATCAACCCCACCGCTATCCAGTTTTGTGCGGCGAACGGAATTCCTATCTTTTTCAAGGCTGTCACGGGATACACCGGCGGCGGCTCTTCAAACCTGGACGGGGTTGCAACCGTTGGCTTACCCGTCGGCTTGCTGGCCGGAATTCGCCTCGCCGATGCCGGATTGCAATGGTTCGAGCTTCAAGCCGGCACCGACGCCGAAGCCGCTCCGGGCATCGTCCGCGGCGATGACTTCGACGCAACCACGAACGCCAAGGTATGGGCGATCGTCTCCTAAAATCATGTCCACTAAGTCCATGCGGTCCATCAAGTACACTTTCCTTGTCGCGGCCTTTTCAATCCTGGCGCTTTCCGCGTTCGCGCAAGAGAGCGTGAAGGTAAATCCGGCCACGGGCGCCGTTTCAACTCCGTCGAATTTCCGAAGCGCAAACGGGCTGTTCATCTCATCCGTAACATCGAAGTCGGCAAGCTATGCGTTGTCCGCGAGCGGAACAAACGGCGGCCTGGATGCCGTAACTTGCGGTTCCAGCGTCATCACGGCCACGCTCCCGAGCGCTTCGTCCGCCGGCAACGGCTGGTATCATCTTTTCGTGAAGGTGGACAACGGAAGCGGACGAATCGGAACGTCTCCAGCAACACTCGCGGCCATCCATCAAAATCAGGTCGTGATGGTTTGGAGTGACGGCACAAACTATCACTCGACGATTCAGCAAAATTCCGATCTTACGAACGGCGGCACGCTGAATAGCGCTATCATCAACGGCGCAACGCTCAACGATTGCAATGTCCCGGGCGGTCACGTTCTCAATTTCGCGGGAGGCGCAAGTCAGATCTTCGACGACGGGTTCGGGAATATGACGTTGAACCCGAACTCGTTGACGCTCAACACGTCGCATACGATCCTCGGAGCTCCCGACTTGAATGGAGGGGCCGCTTTGGACCAATGGTTTAAGCGGCAATAATATTTATGATAACTTTGTAGCCGGGGACGGTGGGATTGCATTCCATTTGGCCAATAACGGCACATTCGGAAGCACCTCAGTAAGTTTTACGGTACTGCACATTAGTGGAGCAAACGCCACCGAAGGAATGGGGCCGCCTAGTGTCACGGTTGAAACTGCTGCCGGATCTGGCGCGACTGCATCTATTGTTCGTGGCGGCGATTTGGCTGGAAGGATTGAGGTCGATTCTGGCACCGGAACGACAACAGGCAAGGTGGCAACACTTCTATTTGCCAGGTCATTGATTAGCGGAGGCGCTATTAGCCTAACTCCGGCCAACGCATCTGCGGCATCGCTTGGGCATGCATTCCCTGACGACAGTATAACGGGAACAAGCGGATTTAGCGTGAATGTCACGAGCGCACTTTCCGCCGGAACAACTTACTTGTGGGATTACGTCGTAATCGGGTCCGATTAACTAAACTACTTCATGAAAACCAAAATCGCGCTCCTTATCGCTCTCATCTTCGCCGCAATCGCTTTCCCTCCTCGGAAATCCATGTCGCAAGCTCCGGCCACTCCGGCACCGATCATTGTAGCGCCCGTTCAGCAAATGGTCACGTCGCCGTTCACCACGACGCTCTCGGCCGATCAAGTGACGTCCGTCAAAGCCTCGCTGATGGCGGCACTAGCGGCCCAGGGAATCACGCTGGACCAGACCCATCCTATCACGCAGGTGAACATTCAGCGAAAGCCGGACGGATCCGCTTTTATCCGGGTAATGTTCGCCAATTGACACGCGGTGCAAATCGCAATGATCGCACTTGTTAACGGTTACTGGGAATTCGGCATGCTGGCGACCCTCGCAGGCTTCTGCGAACAAATCACGCCGCTGCTCCGGGACGTGTCGTTGCTGGTGTCGATTATCTGGATGCTGATCCTGATTTCTACCCGGATTTGCCAGGCGATACGCAGCTTCAAAATCAACCGCAAGCTCCGGGATTCCCACTGGTTTCCGGAACCTTCCGACGAAGACGAAATCCCATGATGACCCAATTCCTCCAGTTTCTCCGCGGCCTAACTGCGCGATGCGTGATCGTGTCAGCATTTTCAAGCGTTACGGTGCTCGGAGCGCTGGCGCTCGCCATCTGCGCTATTTTCCGCATCGTTCCGGCTCCGGACGTCCTCACGAACCTCAAAGAGTTGGTGCTTATGTCCGGCTCAACGCTCGCGGGCATCCTCATGCCGAGGCCTGAGCCGAAGAGCGCCGCGGCAGATCAACCGCTCATTCAGCAACAGTGAAAGTAACCATTTCCGCAGCAAGTTCATACGGGGACGCTCGCGTTGAATATAGCGCGACTGTCGAAGATGACTGCAAGGCGTTCGAATTTGAGGGATCTCAATTCAACAGGCTGCTCGGAGATGCGTTGACAGCCTTGAACGAAACGAGGCGTTTCGCTGAACGCTCTTTGTCCACTCCGTCCACAAAGTCCACTTAGTCCATAACTGTATGAAATCTATCTTTCTTCGTCCCCTCGCCGGCATCGCTGCCGCATCGTCTCTGCTCTTTTCGAGCTGTTCCAGCCTGGATAGCGTAATCACCAAGGCGCCGGCAGCCGTCACCAAATTCCAGGCTGACGTTGCCAAGGCGGAAACCTGGGCACAATCGCCCACGGGCCAGGCGCTCTTGAACGACTTGGTTGTCGGAATCAACGCCTACGTCGTTTCCGCCGGCGGTGGTCCGAAGTCCACCGCGAACGCTGCCGCTATCAGTGCTGCCGTCCGCAGCCTGCAAACTGGAAAAGCTCCGGATACTCAGGCCGTCGCCAGCGCGGTTGAAAACTACATCCCGGGCGGAGTCGGGAAGGACGTCGTCAACGCGATCGTCGCCAGCGCAACCGCCGGCCCGAACGTCAACGGCGGCCTCGAGGTGGCCGCGAAAGCCATCGACGCAGCGACCGCGAGCAAAGGCTAACCCATGAACGCAATCACCGCGCTACTTCAGATCCTCGCGAACCTCTTCGGAATCGCCAAAACCATATCCGACGGCCAGAACACTCCGGAGGCGAAAGCCACGGCCGCCGCGCAACAGGAGGTCACCGAAGAAAGCCGCGAGGAAAACGAAGTAGCTGCGGTGATTCGCGCCAAAACCCCGACCGCAAAGCAGCGCGCCCTCGGCGCAATCTCCGCAGACGCCGCCGAGTAATTCCGTTGCGGGAATTCCCGCAACGGCTCCGAGTCCACTCCGTCCATGAAGTCCATTTCTTCCATCCTTGCCATCATCGCGCTGGCGCTTGCGCTCTTCGTGCTGTGTTCGTGCGGAATCAACCAGCCGCTCGGAACCCAAATCCCGCCGGCTGTCCACTCAAGCACCGCCAGCTTTGACGGCCGCGAGCAAAACAGTGGCATTTTGGGCGAAGACGCCGGCCTGTTCCACGTCACTCCGCATTTTCACGATCGCTTCACCGCGATGGCGTCCACCTATGGCCAGCGCTTAACGCCTCCGCTCGACACCACCCGCGGAGTCACAGCGTTACCCGACGGAACCTATACTTTCGACGCTGAGGCAATGGCGTCCTTCCTCCGTATGAACCGCTGGCGCCGCGAACCCGCTACGCCGGCGCCGAGCCTCATCAAAAAGCTATTGTGAAACCGCTTGCCTGGATCCTGACCCGCTACGCTCGGACCGTCGACCTTGCGCAACTCTCGACGGACCTTGAGAACGAGCTGGACAGCCGCGCTATTCACGCTGCGCACGGCACGCGCTCGCCGGCGCAACGCGAGCTCTCCGAAGACGCCGTCATTGTCATTACCGTCCTTTTCGTCGCGGTCCTCGCCTGGATCGTCTCCCGCATCTGACCATGAGCCTTTCCGACTACACGCCCGGCTACATCGCCCTTTTCGCCTCGTGCGTTATCGACCCGGCCAAGCTTTCGGCCATCGACGCCACCATTGCGCGCATCACCGTCCACGGCGACCGCTACAAGGCCGTAGAGACCGCTTCGGGCGTTCCGTGGTTCGTCGTCGCACTCATCCACAATCTTGAGTGTGATCTCTCGTTTTTGGAGCATCTGCACAACGGCGACAGCCTGAGCCGGCCGACCGTCCACGACCCCGCCAACCGGCCGCCGGGCTGGACCGGGAAGGGGACATGGGAGGAAAGTGCCCTGGACGCCCTCCAATACGATCGCCTCACCAAGATTTCGCAATGGGACTTGCCGCAAATCCTCTTCGCCCTCGAGACGTTCAACGGCTTCGGATACCGCTCCGAAGGCATCAACAGCCCGTATCTCTGGGCCGGGTCCAACCACTACACCCGCGGCAAATTCATCCGGGACCACGTCTTTGACCGTAATGCCGTAAGCGATCAGCTCGGCTCCGCTGCTATACTCTTCCGTATGGTGACTCGACGTATGAATGGGGAAATTATCGTCGCCTTGAAAGGCGAACAACCTATTGGTCCTCTGGAAACAAACGAGGCTCGCACACGTACGTTATGCGAAACTCAACTTCGTTCGCATGAGGATTGATATGCTTTACCGAAATGGAAAGGAATTCGAAACGTCTTTTGTAGGAATGGAAGTAAACCAAGCACCTTTCGGCATCGTGGGGATGCTCGGTGTGCAGTGCGTATTTTGAATATGAGAGCCTTGTTGTTCCTTCGCTCGGGAACACGCCGGCACGCTCTATAGATACCACAGCGGCGGTCTCTAATGGGAAATCATCGGTGTCTGTGCGCCCAGCAAAAACTCCGCCCCTTACCTTTACTTGCTCGATTCCCGTCAACGTGATTAAGGCAATGCAGGAATTTCCGGCAATGACTTCTCGGTACTCTCCAATCTTCATCGAAAATTGGCCCTTATAAGCTCCCTTTTCAATTTTGATCACGCGGCGGTCAGGCTCTGGCAATGGAACAGGCGATGGAACAGGCGATGGAGCTGATTCGTTCGGTCGCTTCCTTCCGCGAACCAATGCCGTAACTATACCTGATCCGAAAAGAAGGGTTACGAAGCCAATAATTGCTTGCCACGTCTTAGGATCACCAAAGTCAATCTGGGAAGGCAT